AGCGGAAAAAACGCACCAAAGCAGGGTCACTGCTTAGGCACCAGAAAGAACGGCGCACAAGAAACACACACGCACAATTAACTTGTTTCAGCAAGCCAGTTGGGCGTGCATTATGATGCGCACCTAGCGTTCTTTGATTTTACCCAGAAAGTTTTGTGTCACAGCCTGGCCCACGAAGGGTTGCTCCCGGAGCGGTCTTCGTTTGTTGCCGGTTGGCCTCATGAGCACTAACTCTCATGAGTAAACCGTTACGGTTTGTGTAATATACTTGTTCATTAGATCTGTGACTATCTAAATTAAGTTTGGTCAACGCTGCGACGCATAGGAGTGGAAGGTCGTCCACCACTACTAGGCGGTCGCGTTGCGATAAGACTGGTGTGTGGCCCTGGAAAGGGCTGGGGTGTAGGTTCGAGGGCGGGTCCCTTTTCCACGATAAGAATGTCAGCAGTAGCTCTCGGAGCTTGCTGCACGCTGCGGACGGGGTTGACAACACGCTTCGGCCAGTCGGGGTCATAAACGGTCTCTTCTTGAAGTGGCACTAGCACCATGGGCGGACCGATATACATACTTGCATACGCATCGTCGCCAGCCGAGCGTGACACCACTACGTTTGTAGTGGCAGTGACGGATTCATCTGGAGCTCGATAAACCATGCGTGCGTATGAAATAGGCGGCATAGTATAGTATGAGCTGTAGTTTGAAACGTTAGGATCACGAGTGGCAGTGCTAGGGCCAGAACCCCTGTCACGCAGGTACCATGCAGTAGACAAGCAAGCGTTCAAAACCCCCGGGTCAAATCTGCTAGTTTGTCCATGATTGGGCAGGCGCACATGAATGGCATTAGGTGCGGAGCTCAGCACGCGGTTGGCTGAACTAGGTGGCACTTCTAACCAAGTGCCTGCAGTCTCAGCTGTCAGTGGCCTTTGGTTCCAATCCCCCGGCGACACCTCCACGGTAAGATACTTGCCACTGTCCGGAGCATAAATATGGATGTCTGTACTACCCCTAACAAAACTATAGCAACAAGCTATACAGCCAGGATAGCCAAAACTCTCAGGATAAGGCCTCTTAGGTGGAACACTTGCAAACTGTGTGGGTTGGTAATACCATGGTAGAATAGTAGCCGGTTGGCCTGCTACCAAGGCTGGTATCATCGTCCACTTTGGCAGCTGAATAAGTTGCTTGAGTGAGGTCATACGCTCGCCAATGGTCACCTCATCGATGGCATCCCCAAAGGCATTGCTCAAGCCACTCTGCAGAGAGACAGTGCCGCCGGAAGTCATAGGAGCAAAGCGAGGTCCACATGGCGTAGCAAATTGCATATCATCGGAGAAGACCTCAACGAGTACGCCAATACTATTGGCGACTGTAGAAGGGAAAATTAAAGGGTCCACCACGGAAACGCTCAACGAGCCTGTGGCAACCATATAAGGAAGATAGGGGAAAGGTCCAGCAAAAGGCACCTTGAAATCAACCACATTCTTGTCTTTGAGGTCCACTATCGCAGAGACACCAAAAGGTTGCGGCGGGCCGGACCCGCGTTCTGGAATTTCAATGGTGGCAGATTCCGTGGAGACCCCGAGCACTTGTGGGACAAAAGTTATCAGTACTCTGCCCCCATGATAAGGGGTTTTAACAAAGGTGAAACGATAAGTGATGCTACCGCGCCACAACCGGAACATAGCACCGAAATAGCTCAAGCCGCTGGGCATAACACAGTTGTGTGTTTGATCAGTGTAATAGGGCACCGCATGAGTAAATTTGCCAACACGGAAGTTCATAGCACTAGGGCTAACTAAATTGCCAAAGAGCAAAGTGCCAGCAGCGTCTGTGTTGTCAATGTTGAAGGTGGCGATTTGACACGGCTGTGCCAAAACGTAGGCCAGACTCATCTGGTCCACGTCACTGCCCCCGACAGTATTGTCAATGACACAGCGGTTACTAGCCATGGGACCCAACATGATGGCACTAGTCGCC